AGTTGGGGGAGGACCACCTGCTCCTCTAATAATTTTATCCGTCATGCTGATACCTGATTAGTGTCGATTCCTGCTGAAATTACAACTGATCCAGTGATAATCTCTCCATAAACAATTGGATGGCTAGTTCCTGCACGGCTAGTATTTTGCACCCCAGAAAAACTAAATGATATTCTAGGATCTTGTTCATTGTTGAACTCCTGTGGTTTAGGTAGAGGAAATAATATTTCAGTTACTCCCTGTATTGCTAAACCAATTCCTGCGTTCATAGCAAATGCACCTAAACCTTTTAATCCCAAACCAGTACCTCCGAACATTTTTAATGCACCAAAACCTCCTGGACCTGTTGCTATTGCAACTCCTATTAATACTGCTCCCAGTAAAAATTTTCTAGTGCCTCCACCTGCACCAGTTATGACAGGAACAATACTAATATCAGATTGTCCTATTGGGTTATGTATATCATCTTCACCTATCTCGTAATCATCGACTAATACCTGATAGTAACGATCTGCCATGTGTGCTTCTAAGCCAGAAAAATTACTTAGTAGAAATCTCATGGCATCAGCAGTAGAAGTTATTACTGCATCTAATTCTTTATGTCCAACAAACTCTGCCAGTTCTCCGTAAAGTCTAAC